CCATTGGATTACACTGGGGTGAGTGTCAAGAAAGTTCATGACTGTGTGCTCCCAGGAGGAACGAAATTGAATCCTGGAATTGCCGATTAATTTGCCAGGGTTTTTTGGTATAAACTCTCCTTGGCTGAACTTGCTCATGCCAAATACTCTTGGAGATTTCCACGCAATAGTGGATTGTTTTTCCAGTTTGGTGTGCTGTTGGTTTGCACAACACCCACTTGGCTGCTGGTGTGTCGCAAGGCGTTGTAGATGGTGACAAATTGGGTGCTTAATTGGCCGGTCGTGTTGTTATACAACGTGGCAGGGTCTGCGCCAGTCTGTGCAACATAATAACTTGCCGCAGACACCAATGGTTGCAGCACACTGTCCGGTACACCAATCTTTTGAAATACCCCCAGCACCCTGTTATAGATATCGGCTGTGATATTGGTGGCTTGTGTATATGGTGTGTTTGCAGCCAACCAATTTCCTGCACTGCCGCTATTTGCAACGGATTTATTAGTTGCGCTGTTGATCCATTGTAAACTACCTCCGATTGTGCCATCGACTGTGACGCTGGAGATTGCCAATGGACCGCTATTGAGAGCAATCTGTTTGCGAATATTTTTTGCGATTGTGTCATTATATGCCATATTAACTGATTCCAAAATTCAAGACGTTGGATCCCAATGCACTAGAGCCGGCGGCAGTGCCTAGCTTTGGCGTACTGGTATTCTGGCTAATAGTGGCAGAAGAATATGTTGGTGCTGCACCACTGTTGGGGTTTGGTCTTGATGTTGTGGTGTTATTAGTCACAGGTTGAGGTGTTCTGCTAAGAGAACTGTCATTGGATGGGCTTGCAGGTAGATCCAGTCCGCTGTTATCAAAACCCATGCCGTCTTGCAGCAAAGACTGGTCAGATGTTAGGGTAACATCATCGGCGTAAATGATATTTTCGTATTTAAAAGATATGGTTACCTCGGCAGGACTACTGTCAGTGCTGTCAAAAGTGCCCCAATCAATGCGACTTATACGTGGAGATATAAGACGTGTGAGTTGGGCTTGGCCGCCAAACATGGCATATAATCCAATTTCCTGGAAGAAATTGCGACCATACACTGTGGACATACCATATCCTTTTTGAAAGTTATCAAAGCCCCCAGCTATTGCTTGCGAGGTAGGAGTATAAGATGTGAGATTTTTATTGGCGCTGGCTCGAGAATTATTAAAGTAGTAACGAAAATAATTGATCCACAACGTCAAAACTCGGTTATCACTTGTGTCGTATAGCGTCATTGTTATGTCACTAAATGTTGCTTTGGTATAGTTGTATTTTCTTAGATTATATTGATTCGATTCCACCACAGCAAGATCAATCTTGGGCCTATCTACTTTTTTTACAAGAAAGCTAATGCTTCTCTTGTCCTGCCAATTATTTAATCCCAAATTGTTGACAATTAACGGATCGTCGTTTCGTGATATTGAAGCCAATACCGCTTGGTCCAGCGTGAAGCTGGCGTAATACATGAACTTGTATCGAGGAATCCTCAATAGTTGTCCACTCCCGGCGTTGTTCAGGAAGAACTTGCTTGCGTAATTGGGAAAAGCCAATTTTGTTTGGTTTGTAATGGGTGCCATGACAATATTTATAGATAGAAATGGGGATGGTTTCCCATCCCCATTTCCCTGTCATATAAAGTTATATTAGCCCGCCATTTCGTAATATTTGTTGTCTGCAGTATTCCCAAATAGTGCTGTATCTTGCTGTGCATTATCGAAGCGCAGATTTACTGTGAGTTGCATAGGCTCACTTGAAGAATAGTCAAATGTGTCGTATGCAACTGATTGTATATAGCAACCTTCCAAAAACCATGATTCTAAGACATTGTCATCACCACCATCAAGGGTTTCAATATATGTTTGAAACTTATAGGAAATACCAGCTGTGGTGCTGGTCATATTGAGGAAATTTTGTTGGTATTGAACTTGATTATTGATCGTAGTGCTTATGTGGCTTCCGATATCGTCAAGAAAAACAATATCAATAGCACTCCACTTGGGTTTTTGAGGAATATACATAATACTGTTGTATTGATGGATTTCAGTTTCAGCAAAAGCCACCGTGGGGCGAACCACGCTTTTGACTTGGCGTGTCACAAAAGGGGCAGGCCGTTTGGTGATACCAAGCCCTGTCATTGTGAGCCGGAAACGATATTTTAATTTGGGATGTAGTATTCCATTCCTGTGTGCTGCTCGTGGTTCTGTAGGAACTCCGAATTTGTTTAGTGTAGGTGTGAATGCCATTGTGATTCCTCCAATATGTTTTTGTTAACGGTATTTATACCAAAATGCATTTTTGTCGATCACATTGCAAATAACAGAGAAAAATGGCGGGGATTTCTCCCCGCCATTTTTATTATCGGGTAGCACCTGGCAATGGGGCGCCAGTGTTAAGCAGGCGTATAGGGATGTAGATAAACTCAATTGCCTTCTCGGGCTTGATTGCCACATCAATCCACAACTGATTTGCATCAATACGGGCTGGTGTGTTGTTGCTGGTATCACAAACAACAGCATAGTCATATAATGCACGCAATCCCAGCAAATTACCAAAAAATGCATTGAATGTTGAAAGCACTGAATCGCGTGTTTGTTTGTCATTGGGTTCAAACAAGAACACCTTGGCTACGTTATCCAGTTGATATTTGATATAGTTAATCAAACGTGCAACATTAACACGATCCAACGCAGTGGTCGTGGGGCTCAGTGTCTTTTGGCCGTAAATCACCAACCCTCTGTTGGGAATATAGGCAATTGGGTTAATGCTGTGGGTGTAAAGCACGTCACGCTGTCCTTGATTCAAGGCCACCGTTTTGTATTCACCTATGCTATTCAAATAGCCCACACTGTTTACCCCAGTTACCAAACCACGGTTAAATCCAGCTGGAGCGAACCAGGGATAAGACACTTGATCGTTAAACGCAATGGTTCTCAATGCCATCATGCTGGGTGGCGCCAACACGTAGCTGCCATCTAGGTTGGTGCTCAGTGCCCAAGGATACCAAATACCAGTGTAATCATCGTGTGTGACCAAACCAGCGTCACCATTGTCATATGCATTGGCAGCATTGTTTGCCCAATTGACAATGGCTGTTCCTGTTGGCACCAGATGTGAAGGTGTGTCACCAACAACAAATGCAATTTGCTTTTTGTCCGCATTGAGAGTGACCATTTCTTCAATGCACTCTGGATAGCCGGGAGTTGCAAGCAAGTTGAAGTAAATGGTTTCTGCACGAACATCTTGGTTGTCTTGCAGAGCTGCTTTGAGTGATTTAACCACCATAATACGCTGTGCTGCACTTCCCATGTATGGAGTGAAATCGCTGGGGGTGTTTCCACTCACAGTGACCCAGCGTCCTCTATTCGCCACAGGTCCGGTTGTAGTATAATTGGCATTCCATTGCTTGACATTGTTGGTGCTGTAACGTGTGTTAAACAGCAACATGCCTGCAGGGTGTAGCTCTGCATTTGGTGCGTCGCTGTCCACGTAATCGCTTGACGCCAATGCGCTGGCTGTGGTTTTTCCAGTTCCATCATCCTGGCGTGCATCTGCAAAGATGATGCCAGCTGATGTCACATGATCGGTATTGTCTATTTGCACCCATGATCCACCATTTCCTGCAACATAACGGCTGATAACAGGATACATGCTGGCACTGGAGTTCAACCAAAGGTCGTAATCGGCCAGTGGTTCACCGGTGCTTTGTTTGGTAGGGGCACTGCCACTTATTATGATACCATTGGGATCTGTGCCAGGGTAAACTATGTAATAACCCTTCCACTGTATACCATCCCCCACCATGACATCCGCAAGCAGATGGGTGTTGAACCACAGTGTGCCATCAGCAGGTCGCCCTTGCGGTGCCACAACGTCTGGTGTATACAAGAAGTCTGTTGATGCATCAACACCACCAGGTAGCCATGATGCTCCGTTCCACAAATACAACTCTGCGGTGGCTTCCTGTGGAGAAGAGTCATCGGGATTATACATCATGAACATGCTTCCCGAGTTTTTACGGGCCCCAAAACTTGCATCTGCGTTGTTGGTGCTGCTGAACCAAGGGATGGTACCGGTATTAGGCACAGTGTTTTGTGTGACCCAGGTGCCATTTACATATTGTTTGACCTTTATGCTGGCACCGCGGTTTTGGCTAGTGGTATTGATCCAAATGCTGTTGGCTGCCAGTTGGCTGGGCAGGCTGGGTAATGTGTATGTGCCTGCTCCGGTTACACTGGCATTGTAATAATCTTTGAAGAATGTAGTGCGTCCATATTTGTTGCCTAAATCAAATCCTGCATTTGCCAGTGGCGCTCCTGCAATGTCTTTGATGGTGATGTAAGTGCCATTGCGGCTAAACTTCAATCCTGTTCCTGCATCGACGGGAACACTTGATGCAATTGCGATATTACCCAATGCAGTGTTAATGGCTGAAACCACGTTTCCAAGATCGTTGTGTGTGGGAATAATCACGTCAATTGGTCCACCACCAATGTCCACACTAAAAATGTCGTTTGTGTGAAATGTGGGTGCGGCATTGGTGCCAGTTACACTGCTAAAGAAACGCTGTCCAGTATCAATATTAACTGTGCTCCATATCCCAGGTATCACAACATTGCCATTTCCATCAGTGGTTGCATTGCCTACCAACTTTATGGTGGTTCCATCATAGTTGGTGATGCGTAACTGGCTATTGGTGCCATTTGTGTAAACATCAGCATTGGCGTTGACACCCGCAGTTTTGAACTCTGCATTGATATTTGACACAAGGCTGGCCAACGTAGTGTCGGTTGGACCAACTTTCATTACATGCCCACCAATGGTGATGGTTGCGTTGGCAACACTGACGTTCATTACAGGAGTGTTGCTTCCGCCGCCCACAACAACCACTGGCTCACTGGCCTGCCAACTCCAACCTGCAAATACATTGCCTGAGGTTGTGCCATACTTAACAGGAGTGGTATCCTTTGTTCCCACTGCAAACCACCAATCTGCTGCTGCATTTCCTGCAACCGGATCCACTGTGTGAACTGTGACTTTTTCCCAAATACGATTTTTGTATTTGGTATCAGTTACACTTACGGTGTCCACAACCAAATCGCCTGCCATTCCCACACTGCGCAAGGGCGATGCCACGTTGACAGGATCTAGATCCAGTCCCAGCGCGATCAACAAACCACCGCTTGTCTCAGGTGTACCTTGGGCAAAATTTATCACATTATCAATGTCGCTGCTCTTGAGTCGGAGATTATACACAGCCACAACTTTATTGCTGCCGCCGCCTAGAGTTTCATTGTGACTGAAAATTTCCGCACTGATACCTAGCAGTTTCAAACTTTCATTGCTGTTGATGGCGTTGACAACACCAAGCAATGTTGCTGAACTGAAGGTCAAAGGCACCGAGTTAATATTCAGGACTCCAGTAAACGAAGCGGCTGACACATTGGTAATTTTAGTGTTGGGATGGCCTTGCACAACATTTTCCAGCAGCATGGGATCAGTAACAACCATAGGAGCCACGGCAGACCAGGCAAATGCAGGGTTTTGATCTCCTGTGCTGGCAAACGTGCCCCATGTGCTTGCGCTGGTATCCAGCCAGTAGCTTCCATTTTTTGGCAAACCAGTGGGCTCGGTGGCACTGGGTTCCAGTTGTGCTAGATCAATATCTGCACGGATAACATATGCATTGTTAGCAATCCCCATGAACTCATACAAGCTGAACAAACCCAATTCGTTTAATTCATTGTCGTATTGTGGAGTTCCACCAACATTGTAGAAGTTTGGTGATCCATATCCCTGAAGCACATCACGTTGACTTGTGATTAGCTGTAGTTGACCGGCTGTGGCGGCGGTTGTATATTGGGCCACACTGGATGTCCCAGTTTGCATTTTGTCCTGTGCTGTGGCGATGACGATAAGAGGAACCGTACCAGCTGGAGAGTTAGCGTAGAAACTTTCGTTGGTTACTGTTACTGAGACGCCAGGGGAAACTAAATCGGGCATTGTTGACCTCACTATAAATGAATGCCTGTTATTTATGTAGTGTGCCAAAAAACCCATTGGTTCGTCCAGCTGAAGACTCACATGAGTTGATTCGTATGTGTGATTATTGCTATACTATCACAACAGGATCAAAAAAATATGAAAAAAATAATCGGAGTATTGGGTTGGATTGGCAGTGGCAAAGGCACTGTGGGTGACTACCTTGTCAATCAGCATGATTTTACTGCCATGAGTTTTGCAGGCAACCTCAAAGATGCCACGGCTGCAATTTTTGGCTGGCCTCGTGACATGTTGGAAGGCGACACTGCTGAGAGCCGCACATGGCGTGAGCAACCCGATGATTTCTGGAGTGATCGCATGCAACGAGAGGTAACTCCTCGCTGGGTTCTGCAATACATGGGCACTGACATATTGC